TGGAAGGATACAGTTCATTAAAAAGAATATATGACCAAATTTTCGAAACAAACCTAATCAGGACTTTCCAAGCTAATGCAGTTCGCAAAGCTTCGAGGCAGTATATTGTGCAAAGGGGATTATTTGATGAAGAAAGTATGGCACAAATTACATCAGGTATTGATGGACTGTTTGTGGAAGTTGATAGTGATGACCTTAGTTCTGCTATTCGTCCTTTACCTCAGAATCCCACACCCCCCGAACTCGAAGTCTATTACAGGCAAGTCCAATCCGACAAAGACAAAGGATCAATCTTAGCTCCATTTACAAGAGGCGAATCAACAAGGTCATCAGCAACAGAGATTGCTGCTTTGGCCGCATACTCATCATCAGAAATAGGACGCTTGGCTCGTGAAAGAGACATGACGATTGAAGCAATAGCTCGGACTTACATCAATATGTTATCACTATATATTGAAGAAGAAGAGAACACGATTAACATTGTCGTCATCGGAAAAGAGGTTCTGCCAATTACTCTTGCTGACTTGCAAGCTGATTGGGTAATCTATGCTCAGGACCAGGCAATGACACCAATTAGTGAATCTGTAAGAAAAAGAGAATTTATACAATCAATCCCCACATTACAAGGATTAGGTGTTCCAAACAATGTCCTATTATCAGAACTGGTTAGAAGTCTTGGATTACCTGATACATTTATTGAAGAAGCAAACAAGGCTTCTGAAGCTGCAATCTCAGCCGCAAAAGCAAAGGCGTCTGGTGCAGCAATACAACCTGATGCACTTGAATTACAAGGATTATCGCAACCGGTTGGACCAAATAACTTGAATGCAATCTTAGGAGATAGTTAATGCCACTATACGAATTTAAATGCCAATCATGCGGAGCAGAATTCGAACACATAGCTTCGTTTTCAGAGTGTGATACAATCGCAAAAGAAATGCAATGCTCTTGCGGAGGCGATGTTAAAAAATTACTAAGCATACCAGCTTTTACACCAGAACGATGGGGTGATGGAACCGGAAAATATGGAGTCAATGGATTCAAATGTGTGCAATCCGGAATGCGGTTTCAAAATAAACGCGAACAATTTAAATGGATGGAAAAAAACGGTAAAGTTTGCGTGAATGGAACAAAGCATGATACAGTCGCTGCTGAACATGCTTATGTTAAAAAACTGAATGATGCCGATGCGGAATCAGTGAAAACTCAAGAATACTTAAACAAACACAGAAGCCTTGTAAGGAGAAAAAAGAAATGATAGAAGAAAACAAAATGGACATTGCAATGATGCAAGAACCATCAGAAGCCGAAGTTGATCAACTGAAAGGCATGGCTGAAATGGAAGCAGATAAATTGGATGCTGAAGAAACAGAGATGATGAGTATTAGAGGCGACTTTTCGAAAAGAGCTTTGAATCGTGTTGTTGATGCATTGAACAGAGTTAATAAACTATTTGATGCGCCAGTATATCCAAGCTTTGATTCTGACTTGGAAGTGCTTCCACCAGAATTTGGTCGTAATTTAATGATGGTAAATTCAGCACTTGAAGATGCTGGCATCACAGATAAAATGTTTGACTTAATGTCGGCAAAAGATGACAAAGACTTGAAAGCAATCGCAGGTAAATTAGATGCGGCTGCTGGTGATAAAGTATTCAAGTCATTTTTGGCAACCCCATTAGGTATGGGCGACAAACAATCAGAATTTGGTATTCCTGTTTCAGAATCATCTGGCGGAGATACACAAAGAGCTCAGTCAAAACCGGCGGTAAAACCAAAGGAAGAGACCGAGGAACTTTTCATGGCTCGAATGACAACATAGGAGAATAAAATATGAGCGAAGATATCAGCACCCCGGCACAAGAAGTCGTTGAAGCAAGTGCAGGGACTGAAACAGTTGAAACAACTGAAGAAACTTCAACAAGACATAAGTCATACCAAGGTCGAGACAGAGTTGGCGAAGCATTAGACCGAGCCAAAAATGGACCGATCACAACACCTGAAACTATGAGTGTTGAAACTTTAGGAGAAGTCGAAAGTTTAGATGAAGGAGGACATAAAGGCATTGATTACAATCGTGTTATTAACAACCTCCCTGATGAAGCACAAAAACTTTTGAGTAATATTAGAGCTGATTACACCCGTAAAACACAGGAATTAGCATCACAAAGAAAAGAGTTAGAATCCATGCGTGATTCTTTAGTAAAAGGAGCTGATTCTGAAGCAATACAGCAACTGGCACAAGAAGAAACCGTTGAACTGGATCCATATGATACTCAGTCTTTTGAGAAGAGAATACAGCAAGAGGTTGCAAAGAGACTTCAAGAATTAATGACACCAATGCGTGAAGAACAGGCAGTCGCCAAGAAACGCGCACAGTTGCAACAATTCAAGAACGAACATCCAGACTTAATGGATTATCGCGAACCTATTACAAAACTTTTACAAGAAAATGCAACCATGTCTTTGGAAAACGCATATTTCATTGTGAAGGGTAAAGCTGCAGGTGAAGAAAACAAAAAACTAAAAGAAGAACTACAACAAAGAACAAATCGCATGCGCGAAGTTGGTCTTAAACTTAGTTCTGGTGGTGTCAGAGAAGCAAAAGGAAATAAAATTCCTAAGCACTTGACCAAAGCTCATGAAATTTATGCTTACTTAAAAGCTCAGAAAGGGTGAAAAAAAGTGTTATTAATGAATGCCCCGCTTCGCGCATCAGAAACGGACAAGCTATTGGGACCCAGTAATGGACAATCCAGGATGCACAAACAATCAATTAATTTAAAAACGGAGGCCTAAATGGCGATATCAAATGATATTCTTTCCTCTACGCTCCGTATTCTTTTGGACGAAGAAGTTGATCAGCTTTATCAAGCGACCCCTCTTCTCGACAAAATGCGCGAACGCGGAGGAATTGAAACTTACGATGGCGGACAAAAATTGGATGTCCCCTTAATTCTTGAAGAACATTCTTCAATCACACAACTTGACAGTGGATATGAGCCTGTCAATCTTGCAGTAAAAGATGCACTTAGAAATGCAAGCTTCAACTGGTGCGACTTCGTTGCTCCAATCGTAATTACTCGAGCTGAAGAACTTAGTAATAAGGGTGAAAGAGCGATTATCGATATAGCAGAAGCTCGAATGAAAAGTGTAATGGGACTACTCAAACGAGAAGTTGAAAAGCAAATTCTTGCAAATGCTTCTACAGTTTTGACTAATCTTAATACTTTTAACGGACTTACTGATGTTGATGGTGGTAATCCAACTGGTGGTAATGCTAACAGTGGATTCTTCGACAATGTTGCTTTCGGTTCTCAAACCGCAAACAGTATTGGTGGTCTTTCAAAAGCATCTTTCGCAAGACTTCAGAATCAATTCGTTGATGCAGCTAACGCACTCAGCATCGATGACATGACTTCACTTTATCTTGATTGTCAGCTCAACACTCCTGACGGAAGTGCTCCTGACTTAATCATCGGTTCTCCAGAGTTCTACGCGGCTTACAAGAAATTGTTATTCGACAAAGAACGATTCATGGATGAAAAAGTTCTTGACGGCGGGAAACTCGCTCTTATGTTCCACGGTGCTATGGTGCATGCGGATCCTTTCCTTGGAAAGACAGTGCAAACTGCTTCTAAGCTTGGAACCAATCCACAAGGCAACGGTGTAATTTCAGCTTATTTCCTTAACAGCAAGTATATTAAACTCGGATTCGATTCTGCAGCTCAGTTCGAAATGGATGACTTTGAGCATATCTCAGGTTATGCAGCTCGCTCAGCGAATGTTTATACTCGTCTTCAGGTTTATTTCCAACACTTAGGTTCTCAGGGTCTTTTAACAGACGCAGAAGCCACAGCATAATAGGAGAAAAACATGGCTACATCTACACTTTTACAGAAAATTTACGCTGCTGATGAAAGCGGAGTTGGTGAGGATTCAGTTCTTGATTCCAACAGACGCCAAGTTGAAACTTTCATCTGTTCAGAAAGCATTGATGATGGAGATATTGTATGTCTCGACATCAGCAAAAGCACTGACGGCGAAAAAATGCTTTATGTTAAAAAGGCAAATACCAGTTCTGGAGCTACTACACTGACTATCGGTGTGGCGGATCAATCAACTGGTGGAGCTGATGAAACAGTTAGAGTTGTAATTAAAGGATTCAAGAAAGATGCAAATGTTGCAACTGGTGGCGCTCAGGGAGATAGAATCGTTGGTTCTTCTACCGCTGGTCGTGGCACTCAGTATGCCGCTTCTTCAACTCAAGCCATTCTTGGTTATCAGTTGGAAGCTGCTTCTGCAAACAAAGCTGATGTCTATATAATCAAGCAATTTTAATTAGCTATCACATAAATACAAACTGGCCCGCCTGGCATACGGGCGGGCCTTTTATTATGGAGACATTATGAACTTGAAAGAAATGCGCGAGATGGTTGCTAATCTCTTGGATTACAATCCAAATGTGAAAGCATACAATGAAGAGATTAATCGTCTCATCAATGAAGAATATATTAACTTTTTCATGACTCAACCATGGGAATTTGCGCAAAGAACAGTTGATATCTACACAAAACCAGATGCAACTGACACAGCCGCACAAATAAACAAGAATGCAACTGCAGGTAAATGGACAAATGTAATCACAGTTGCACCAAACATAACACAGGTTTCAGGCGATGGTAATCTTAATCATGAAGGAAGCATGGTGGTGGTATCTGATGCTTCCGATGCTGATGATAACGGGCTCTATATTATTGATTCTATCGACTTTGGCAACAACAAATTTTATGTCAGTAAAGTATCATCAAACAGAAATAGAGTAAATTGGCAATCAGGTCAAGGACTTGGCGGCGGAGATGTAATTACTGCAACAGCAAAAGAATTTTATTTAAACATGCCGAGAGATTGTGCTCAGATACTTGGAGTTGGTATCAGAAACTTAAATGAAGCAGGATCAGGACAAGGCAATGCATTAGGAAACATTTACAATCTTACAAGAAAAAGAGATGAAGAACTGGACTTACGAATAGACTTGGAAGGAACACCGGTCTATTTTGTTGCATATGACAGAACACCACCTGGTTTTACATCATTGAATGCAAACCTAACACCAAGAGCAAACAAAGACTTTTTTGTTGATACAACAACAGGCACAGCTTGGCCAGCAGGAACATATGAATTTGCGATGGCATATTACTATCGAGGAGTTCTTGGTCCTATATCAGATACAGTATCAAAAACACTGAATGGAACAAACCAAGTTCCAAGATTCTTGACAAATGACACATCAAACTGGGGACAATATGGTTTGAAGAAAGTATTCTTTGTCAAATTAAAAAGCATCACAGGAAAAGATGGTGCAACTACTTTTGAAGAAACATTTTTCAGAGACCTGAGCGGAATATATCATGATTCAGTGCCAATTGCTGGTTATCCGTTTTTTAGTGTTGATGAAAACAATACATCAGATGCATGGGTCCAATCTGTTTTTCCAATCACAGGATTAGAAGACTTGACAACATTGCCAAGACACAGGCTTGATGGAACAAGACAGATGAGAATTCGTTTATGGCCACATCCTACATCATCAACACCGATCAGAGTTAGATACATACACTTTCCTCTGAAGTTAGAAGATGATTATGATGAAGCTGTAAGTCCTATTGATACACATCGATACATTGTTTATCGTGCTACATCAGAAGCATTATTCAAACATGGTAATGATACAAGAGCAATCTATTTTGAACGCAAGGCTGAGAAAGAATTACAACGCATTGAAGAGCGTTATTTAACACAACGATCGGCATTGTATATAAAAGAATCATTCAAGTCCGGACCACTTAGAGTAAAACCATACAGGACTTTGACAAAAACTGACAGCGGAGGCTATCGATGAAAACTTCCAGGCGTTTGGAGGTTTTTCCACAGAAAGGCATTTTTATCGGTATCCCATCGCCAGCTGATAGTGCCAATCGATTGGAAAACTTCAAGTATGATGCAAAAACAAAGTCATGGCACAATATGATAGGATACGAAAGATTCTTCAGTAATCGTAATGACTTCTTTCCTTTTAGTAATTCAGCATTCAGAGCTATCGACAGCGTCTATGTGTTTCAACGACACAATGGGGCACAACAATGGTTCTTGTTCGAAACAGCTGGCACATTAAACTACCTGAATCTTTCAAGTAATCTGTTTGTGGAATTAGAAGATAATCGTTTGGTGCCTACTCCTGACCAACCTCATACATCCTACGAACCATTTGGGCGTTATGTGATAATAACAAATGGAAATGACGGTCCAATTAAATTCAGAGGCCAACCAAGAGCTGATGCAATACAAGACTTAGGATGGCGATCGGCACCAGGAACACCAAATGTTCGAACTGTCGGCGCACCTGATTCTACACCTCAGACTTTTCTTGATTCAACAGACTCTTTCTTCAATGATGAAGTTGCTGAAGATGAACAAGCACAAACCGATTACAGAGGACTTGGAACCGCAACAGCTGACCAAGTAAATAGATATTCATACAAAGTCAGCTTTTTGAATGAAGCAGGTTCAGAATCACCGCTTTCACAAGCATCGGTCGAAACCAGATGGACTTCAGTATCAACAACTCGTGGTGGAGATAGCGGTGTCCTATTAACAGGATTAATCATAGAGATTCCTACAGGGCCACAGGGCACCATCGCAAGACGATTATATAGGACTTCAAATGGTTCAAGCGACTATTTCTTCTGCGAACAAATAAATAACAATATCGATGAAGTATTTACTGACTTCAAGTCTGATTCTCAACTTGGTGCAGCAGCACCCCTTGCTTCTGATTCAATAATTTTTCCAGCACCTGGATGTCGTTTTAGTGCAAGCTTCAAAAACAGTTTGTTTGTTGATGGCGGACAGATGGATCCGACAAGATTGTATTACAGTCGGCCCTTGCAACCTGATACTTACAAGAATGATGATTACTTTGAAGTTGGAACTCGAGAAGGTGGTGATATCACTGGTTTGATGCCATACTACAACTCATTACTTGTATTCAGAGAAAATGCTATTGACTTGATTCGTGGTGATGCATTACAAGGTTTCGAATTGGTGCCATTTATTCAAGGCGTTGGAACACTATCACCACATACAATTGTGCCGATACCAAACTTAGGTTTGTCATTTTTATCACAAGATGGTGTATATCTTTTGCGTGGTGGTTTGGACGGTGGATCGAACTTACAATTAACAAAGATATCAGTCGGACTACAAGAATATTTTGACCGCGTGTCAAGAGATATTTTACCTGCTGCAGTCGGTGTATATTCACAAAAAGAAAGAGAATTACATTACTATCTGAGTATTGATGGACAACCAACTTTGAATCTTGGTATTGTGTATCATGTTGATAACGGTGAATTTTCAACAAGAGAAGGCTTTCCAGTTAAATGTCTTACAACTGACAAAGATGGTAATATAATTTTCGGTTATAATGAAAACAATATCTATACAGGCGCACCTGCTTTATCGACAAACCAAGAAGCCAAAGGCGGATTGGCCGTAATCAGCGGTATCAGACAAATGGGGACCAAGTGGAGTGGTTCTGCATATGTTGATAATGATGCACCACAGTCAAAATTTAGGTCATCATGGCATGACTTTGGATATGGACCAGTTAAAAAACATGTGAAGCATGTGTATCTGTATATATTGACCAAAGGCAATGTCGATATACAGCTGGATTATTACAAAGATAGAAGTTGGGCTGATATTGATGGAGCACAAACAGAGTTTCAAAACTTACAAAGAGCTGACAGAGCCGATCAAGCAGTGTATGATAATGACTTTGATGTGTGGGGAACAGCTTTGTGGGAAGATAAATTATTAACACCACTCAGATTCGATATTGCCGATGGTGCATGCACAGACTTTGCATTTGAATTTACAGCGAATCAACAAATAGAATTTATCGGTTATGCAATTGAATACTCAACTGACAATACCAGAATAATTCAGGGGAAAAGATAATGCCGTTTAGATGGTCAAAAAACAAGATAGAAACCAGTTGCATAGTTGAATCAAAACAATTCGACCAAGCATATGCGAACTATGCATCAGTAATCAATGGCGGTATTGATCGAGATAATCTGCCTCTGAATTGTATCACAGCTACACAAGCTGGTGCAAACACATTTGGTAAAATGGTAATTAAAGACAACATTGCCAATCCAAATGATACAACATATCAGGACACAAACTATGGAACTGTGCCATCAGATAACAATCCAAGAGGCAATGGGATCGGTGGTTTAACATACGACAGAGAACCAGTTAATCAAGGCGATAGTTTTTTTGAAATTACATCACAAGGATTGGCATGTGAAGAAGGTATGATGTTAATCGACTTCAAAGTAAATACCTTCATACCACAATACTACACATATTATCGAGCTTTTACAACAAACAAAGTTGCGTTAAAAAGTGTGCGGTTTCAAATATTAGTTGATGATGTGATTGTGTATCAAAGCGGTGAAGCATTCGAAGGATTCAAAACACATGTCCTGAATGTTGCAGTGCCGATATCAAAAGGACAACGAACAGTAAAAATTAAGGCAGCAGTTCGAGGCAAGATAACTGATACAAGTGCTCAAGTCGTGCTAAATTATTTTGGCGGACAGCTGTCGCTTCACAACATATACAGGTAAATTATGGGAAATGTAAAACTAACAACTTTTTATCCAAACAATGGAACGACAAGTGCAACAGAAGTAAATGCAAATTCATCTGCATTGGCAACTTCTACAGGAGCACTGAATGCAGAAAATATTAGAAGTGAAGGTATTGATCATCGACAACTGACTGGTGCTTTGACACTAATCAGCGGATCAACACAATCAAATGGTTATCAATTGAGTTTAGGCACTATTAATTCAGCTGATGCAAGATACGATTCTTTCGCAAACTACAGTGTAAAAGAAAGTGCAATCAATCATGATAATGCAGGAGCTGCGAATACAGCAGTCGGTAAAGGCACCAAGATGTATGTTGGAGGCGCAATCGGACATCCGCTGGTTGAAAACGAAATAATCACAATTAAATTTAATGTAATGCAATGGGCTGAATTTACAGATGTTTCATACGACTTATTGGTTTCCAAACTTCTTGATACAGATACAAAAGACGGTGGGGCTGGTGCAACACATCCACATGGTTCAGGTGTTGGTGAATGGTGCTGGCTCATATATCCTAAATTCAATACAACATCAAACGCATTGAATGATTCTGACTTTACAGATGCAAAGACTGCAAACATTGTTGCAGGAACAGACTTTCTAAGACCATCACAAAATGCTGGTGGTGTTGGTGGTTTCAGTGCATTTAATTCAGTAAGAATGGATCATGTTGCTGTTGTGCCGGCACATTTCTTATCAGCAACAAATGTTGGAACTGATCCTGTTGAAATGATTGTTGCACACTATGACGGACCAGATAACACATCAAAACTGGCTGGACCGCAACTGATACATGGACAATTAAAATTAAAAGTCAAGTCATCACCGGCAACAAGACTACATGGTGTCCAGTTGTATGTATCAGGATACTGGCGAAACGAAGTAAATACAGGTGGAACCGATCCTGTTTCAGGTCCAAACACCGCAGGCTTGTTCTTAGAAGACACACAATGTAATCCAACAGGCGGTGGTAATCCTGCCAATGTTAAATACGGAGTATCAGGCAAAATTGGTCTTGAAAGAGCCGAGATAACTGTCTTGATTCAATCACCAAAGGGGGCATAATGGCTTATTCAGCACCAAATACTTTTTCGAATGCTACAAAGATAGAAGCAGCAAAAGTGCAAGAAAATGTCGATACACTGAAAGCATATATAAATGGAAACATAGTTGCAGGTGATGTTGCAAATACAGCTTTTGTTGAACCGCGACACATTATGAAAGGACTATATCACCCATCGGACAATAGATATGAAATGGTTTCTGGACTTTATATTGGAACTTCGACTTCAGACTTGCCGGTTTTTAATCCAGGTTATGCTGGTTCTTACTTGGCTTCTTTCTCAGATTCCAGAGTTCCAATACCCGGAACTGGTGCATCTTTCTATTTGGAACATGGTGCTGCTGATGTTATCATTAATATTTGTATTAATCCTCGTGGATTGGCAGTAAATGATACAGAACAGCAGTTTCGTTTTGACTTTCGATTAGATGGTGCAATCAACAATAATTCTTCTTTTTTTGGTGCAAAAGAAACATCACCAGAATCAGCAGGATCAGGTGCTGACTTACCAGGTTGTTATCGAAGACGATCATACAATGTATCAGCATTATTTAGTGATGTCTCAGCTGGTAATCACGAATTTAGAATTTACTGCTCATCAAACGATAGAGCAATCCCACTCACAAACTACTCATATACAGTTCAGGCATACTACCAACTGTAAAAATTTTTGGATATAATAGGAGGAGACATATGGATCCAGCATTATTAGTTGCTTTAGGCGGACTTGGTCGAGGAATCAGTCAAGGAGCTCAAGCATTTGGAGCAGCGAAAGCGCAATTTTCACCGGCAGCAGAAAGAAGGCTACGTGAATTAGAGAGAATGGAAGAGATGAACGCTTTAGGTTTAACCGGTGATGAGCGTGAAAACTTACAGAGGGCCATTCTGGACCCACAAAGAGCCATTCAGAGTCAAAGGTTAGAACAACAACAAGCATTGTTAGGCGGACAAACAGCTGACGGCCGCGGTTTGAGAGATATGTTAATCAAACAGGAAAAAGATGATATAATGTTAGCAGACGCAGCACAAAAAATTGCTACGCTCGACTTACAAAGGAAACGGCAGTTGGAACAAGAATTATTAGGACTCTCACAAAGAGAAGCAGTCGCTGATGCGGCATTACAAACAGGATTACTTACACTACTTGGTGAAGGAGTTGCTGGTGCAGCTGATGTTGCAGCTCTAAGAGAAGCAGAAGAAAACAGAAGAAAGAGAAGATTCAATACCCCAGAAGGATACAAATATCGCGGCATTGGAGAACAAGAAGTTGATATCATGGAGGGATTCTAATGGCTGAACCGAAACCAAAAAAGAAAACATACGGTGGATTGTATTACGACGCATATAATATGACCAATCGTGCAAACTTAGACTTTTCATTTGAACTTGCAATGCAAGAAGCAAAGAGTCTTGAAGAAAGAAAAATGGCTGCTTTGAAAGCATATCAACGCTTGAAAGCTGCAAATGAAAAAGATATCTTTGACAAGAAAATTAAATTGGCAAGACTACAACATTCAGTCAATAAACAGATACAAGACAGTAAAAAAGAAATACGCAAACAAATAGACGGTGCATATGACATTGATGACATTGGTCTGACTGCTGTTGGTGAAACAATGGCCCAAAAAGTTGGTGCTGGAACATCAACAACAAGAACAACACAAGAAGCGATTACAGCAATTGGTGGAACTGGTGCTGGTCGAAGTAATTTTCAAAGAGCGATTATTGGTCGTAATCTTTTACAGTTGGCAGAAGCTGCACATCTCAGAGGCGGAAGAACAGCTGGAACATTTCCAAGAAGGCAAGTTCAGATTATAATCAAAAGTGGTTTAGGACTGAAGGATGACTTATCAAGGCCCATACAAGAGATTGAAGATGAAGAATCGAAAAGACTGTTGAAGACAGTTGGGACCACAGTAAAAAGAGGCAAAATTAAAGTCTTTGAAGAAGTTGATACCGATGGTGATGGCGTGCCAGATACATCAAAGCCTGTTATCGATCCAGCTACCAACAAGCAAAAAGAAGTTTTGGCACCAGGTGAAACGATTGCATCTTTGCAAGAATCAATACAGGTATCAGAAGGACAAATTGCAACAGGAAAGCAGGGTGTC